CGACTTAGGACAACGGCATCAGCCAAGATACCTGTACAGCCTGTCATACCACTTGATTTTGTATATCCTGCGGTGGTTGTTAAAGAAATAGGAACACCATTTTTAACAGATACACCTTTATTATTATCGGCCGGTGATGCTATATATTTGTCGATGAAGAATCCATCTTTCTCAGCACCACCATCAATAAATGCACGATGCATTGAGTAACCAGCAGCATTAGCAGTAGCTTCGTCTGCATAAACATCAGTTCCTACAATATCCAGGGCGTTAGCTCCATACACTGCGTATTGTGGTGATGAAGCATTGCCAACTCGATAGAAGAACTTTGGGATATGACACATAATAGAGCTTGTTGCGGTCTGGATATAGTTACCATAGTTATCATGCCCAGAGGTTGTTGTTCCAGTCATCTCAGCCAAACCAAGCCCAGTAAGTGTTTCATATGATGGTGCAACACCGAAGTCAACTCCACCGGCCACTATAAATGCATTCGCTGTAGTAAAGCTAAATGTGGTTGAATAAACACTATCACCATAGGTTGTGCCAGTATACTTAACCCGCCAGTAGTAAACAGTACCAACTAACAGGTTTTCTCCTGGAATGTCAATAGTGGTTAAGTTGCTTGTGTCAGCAAGACTCTCATATACAATTGCTACAAAACCAGAATCTGTTGATACTTGCCAACTAGATGATTCATGAGTATCTGATCCATTAACACAAACAAAGGCATTTGCTGTAAGTGTGGGTGTCTCACCAATATTAGTATCAGTATCAGTTGGCAAAGTGTTGGTTGGGGTTTGGATGTACTCATTTGGTGTGGTAAACGATATTGTTGGACTCCATGATGATAAGTGATAATCACTCCCATGACGAACCCTGATATAAGCCAATTGTAATGATGATGAAATTGTCTGTGTTCAACTCGTTAAATTACCATTGGTGCTCTCAAACTGAATAATTGCAAAGTCTGTTGTATAACTAATCTGCCAATTAGTATAATCATGTGTCCCTATATAACTATCGTCAGTTGAAAATGCTGATGAAGTGAATGTATCATGCCAATCGGCAGTGCCCTCAGTTGGAACTGTAATTGTTGGTCTGTCTACTAAATCACTCGAATCTTCTGAAATTATTATTCAACCAATGTTACCACCAATATACAATTCATCTTCATCTGTTATAAAAACAACCCTACCAACATCTGATGAAATTCAAGTTGGCAACACCTCCAACCTTTCAGTGTTTAATGCCCCTTTCATATCTATTCCATAATAATCCATTTATTTTTCCTTTAATATTATAAGTTTATGTGATTTCATTTATTAGTTATATTTATCAAATATAATTTACATTATACTTAATAACATACTATTAAGTACAGGCAGAAACACAAACCTGCCCAGAAACACTTGATAACCCCCAACTAACGGTTAATTGATTGGCACTATTTATTATTATTGACACAGGCACTAATAATTCAGATCCCGATGAGTCGGTGGATCAGCACTGCACTATAACATCATATACTCCTAAATTATGAACAACTGTTCAAGAAGTATCTGTTGTGTAAGTATATGAATAAGTTCCTGGAATTGTCGCAATGGCATTATACACTGAATCATGAGTAGGAGCTAATGTAACGTCATTGGTAATTGCTCCTGATTGAACGGCCGCTGCTTTAGCATCTACATCTGTATAAGTATTTGCCACTTTAGATAATGGTATTCCACCATCATCCAACCCAGTCATGTTTGTGATATCATTATTTACACCCTTTTCAGCTCATATATAAGTAGAAGAATCACTTCATTGTTTAGATAAATAATTGCTAACCAATTTATTTTTATATAAAGAATCACCAGTAGTTCCTATGTCAGTTTCATCAACTTCCGATATATCAGTATCAAACAATGAAATATTATCAATATAACTTTCTTCTATTCCGGTTCTTATTCATTTTATTTTGAATTTTTGGGATCTGTTATGCCCATTCACATCACCAGAATCACCAACCCAAAACTCAAAATATCCTAAACTGTTTGTTGTGACTTGTGGTCCTGTGCCAATTATTGTAGATCCAATTTCACTTGTATATAATGTGATTGGTGATGTGGTTCCGGCCAAATACACATAAATATCAGCATTTGATATTGGCTGCCCTTCTTGATTGGTTAGTCACTTGTAATAATGCAATCTAGCCATTTATAAATCTCCCTTACTTATCTTATAGAATATTATCATTTTAATACCATTGTCTTTAACTAAATCAGAGCAAATAGTGGCAAACATTACATTATCGACAGAATCAATTACCCCTATTTCTCTTATGGTATATTTATATTCTTTTGGTATTTCTGCTGTCAAATATACAAAATCATTGTCTTCTTTTATATTTGATATTAAAGTTTTATAATCATATGTAACAGCGTTATCCTGAGTATTACTTATTGATATGGAAGATCCCACCAATCTATCATATATACTTACATATTCAGGTATAAAGTACAATACAGCGTAACCCGTTATTGTACGTGGGAAGTCAACTTGTATGGTATTATTATCAATCAACTTAATATTTTCTGGGTAGATTTGTTCATCATTGGTATTATAAAATTCTGATATCCCCCATTTATATCCAGTATTATGTGATATTTGCCATATATTACTATTTGTGAAATGATAAGTTTCGGTATTTGATTTCACATTTACAATACTATTAGATAGAATGTTGTCAATGGTCAATGTGTTACCATCAGTCAATGTAACATTATCAGGTTCATATACTTGTACGGTGTTTGTTACTGCTGATTCGATAACATTACCACCCAATCTATGATATATTGTGTCTATACTACGATCTGTTGTATGATAATCACTTATAGCAATCAACACTGTTCCATTCACTATATCACCAAAATTAATTACAACAGTGTTTGAATCTGTATAATATATAGAATCTGGTTTTATAAATTCATCATTTTCATCATAACATTGTACTATAAGGTACAATGCATTCAAATTGTGGTTTACTATCCACTGATCATTGTTTGCTATAAAAGATGAAATAAAATAATCACCAATAGACATATCAAAATATGATGGGTCAATTATTAATTTTGATCTAGCATAAGCATCCGTTGATGTGGATTCATATAAATTATGATAATTGCCGGATGTGTCTGATTTTGGCGAAAAAACCAATTGATAATTTGATACATTGTTGATTGGTCTTGTTTTTTCCCAATATGAAATAAGATTTTCACTGGTGGCTTCTGATAATATTGTTGTACTGCTCATTGGCTCGGCCGTTAAATCAAGCTCAACTATGTAATGAGGTGAAAGAATTAAATCATCAAAATTTGAAAATTGATTAACTAAAAGTGGCACAGTACCAATTTCTGTTAATAATACATACCCACTTAAACTCTCTGAAAATGTTAATTGAATGGTATCATCGTCAAGTATTTGCACTTCATCTGGCACTATTCTTTCATTGCCAACACCATAAACATCCACTATGATACCCTTTTTACCCAATGTATGTGTTATTGTCCATACACTACTAAACAACGAGTTTTGTTTTTCTGATGCTTCATTAATCACTATATTGCCATCTGTAATATCAGTTTCAATATAACCATTACTTAATTTTATAATTTTTGGATGTATGTTATAATTGTTTTCATCATAATTTATTGAAGTTCCCATCATACCAAAAGTGTGGTCTATGGCAGATCCACTAAGTGGAACTCCATCGATAGTATCAATTACTGCTGTATATCCACTGTCTATTGTTTTTCTATATGCAGTGGACTTCACGAAACAAAACCCACTAATATTTGTATCAAACATCAAATCTAATGTATTTAGATTTGATAACATTGATGTTTTTGGTGATATTCTTTTGAAATTGAAATCATATACCTGATAATTTATATTATATGTATTCAAATTGTGATTTACATTTCAACTATCTGAATTAGTATGCACTGTAATGTTAGTAGTGTCAGTGCCTCACACAAAACTTGGAAAGAATTGTTGATAATATATCAACCCAGCACCAGTATCTAAATAACTATCACCAACACTTGACATATAATTGTGAAGATAGATAAAATTATAATATTCACTTGCACTTATTTGTCCTGTTAAAGTGGAATCATGTCATTTTTCATACACATTGAGTCTGTTATTTGAATTATTTGAAAAGACTTTGTATAATAGATATATTGATGAAATTGTGCCTTTCATTTTTAAAAGTTTTGTAATATCCCTTACAAACTCTCTTTCAGCCAACGTGTATTCATCCTTGTAAATAAAAGATCAATTTGTAAATTCAACTATGTAATTTAATAAATCATTATCAACAGCCATTGCATCGATTAGTGTTGGTAAGTTTTTTGTTTTGTTATAAACTTCTTGAAAAATGTTACCAAAGGATAGGTTCAAAAACTCTTTCATCCTTGGTGTTCTTTGATGTTCGGGCAGAATTCTTTTAGTAAATTCTGGAAAATTTTCATAGTTTATATTATATACATTAGTGGTACTGTCCCCGTATATATTACCAAAGTAAATATATATGTCATTTATATTCACAAAGTTTTTGGTTAAAAAATCTGAATATCATCTATTCTGAAAAATAGTATCAGCATCATCAATCAACCAATCATGAAAAAGACTATCCTTTCTAAAATAAACACTTTGCCCGTTTTCAATTACAATAGATTCAAGTGTTGTGGCATCAAATATTTTAAAATATGCACCCGATTCTATATATTCTGTATATGTGTCATCATATGATAATTGATTGGATTTATTGAAAAAATAAAAATTACTTATATTATTAAAAGATAGAAGAATTTTTTTATATCCATTAACATCATCAACATAAAATTCTATTAAATTGCCACCTCTAGTGACAATAGTGTCACCTACAAGATGGGCATTTTCTGTTGTTATGTCATCTTGAAGATTGTTTAGTATGCTGATATATTCAGCTAATAAAAATTGTGGTATGTCAGAAAATTTAGCCATTTAGTTATCCTTCATTAATAAAAGAGCACGCAGTTGATGATAACACAGGAAATTGATTATTGCCAAGTTTTATGGGTCTTAAAATATTTACATCATTTGTTGTGTCTATGTCCACATTCTCAAACATAGGATAATTTTCGTCTGTATTGTAATCATATATATAACTCTTATCTCCTGAAAGGCTATGGGTATATGTTTCTATATCTCTTATAATAAAATTGTTAAGCCCCTTTATTGAAGAAAAATTATCAGTTGTCGAAGCTTCCGTTAAATCAAAAATATAATTATGTATTTCTTTAAAATCTATGGTTGTGTTGAAATTGACATTATTGGCATTGAAATAGTATATTAGTTTATTTTTAGTGTCTTCTTGTACTGTTGTAAAATTATATGTTCTCTTCACCTTCAATCCAATGTCAAATCTAAAATAAACCAAGTTTGGTACTACAAAAGTTTCATATACATTTATCATTTTTTGGGGCTCGAGATATGCTTTTATATCAGTTTCATATGTAGAACTATAAACCGATGCGATGGGAACAGATGTCGTTTCATGTCCAGTCCAATCCGAAGCAGATGTTGCTGATGTTGATATGGTTGAAGTTGACCATGTGTATGGGATAATAGATAAATAAGCCTTGTAGTAATACGCTGTGTTTCCTGGTGTTTCTTCTTGTTCTCCTCATGCATTTGCCTTTGTTATACTCGAATGGTTTTCTAAATATCCAATATAATCTTCTGACGAAACATTTCTTGCCTGTGAAGAAAAGTTATTCCTGGCCTGATATTTTATAACGTCCATACTTTGTTGTGCAGCACTATATCTTGATTCCGCCACATTTGTTACTGAAATATAATTTTCTTCTATATCAATTGAGTTGGATATATTGGTTATTAGATAAGTATCTGTTAATTCAAATAAGTCAGTTGATGCATTTAAAATGTATATTTCCTGGGATTCATCGAATGTTGTAAGATTGCCAATACCCAACGATCCATCAGACCCAAGTGACTTTAACATTATTACTTCAATTTTTGTAGTACTGGCAGGCACATTTCTATATGAAGAAAATTTTATTATATGTCTTTCATTTTTGTCAAATTCAAAAGTGTACACATTGTTTGTATCGGTCAATGGCGTTACATTATTATAAAAACTTGATACCCTTTCCCATTGAACTCCATCAACATAAACACCAATTGACGGTATGTCATATGGATAAATTCCATGATCATACATTTCACTTGATAAATTTATCTGGTTGTTAATTATATCTTCACCAGTGAAGCTCAATTTTTCTGGTTCTCCTTGTTTTAACGTAACATCAAATGAATGTGTGCCTGTTCCTGTTATTGTTTCAGTGTTAGATTCTGTTAGAGTATAATATATTGAATCCCCGTTACTTGTTGATAATCCCGTATCAAATCTATATCAAGCTGGCAAATATAATTGATCAGAATTTCCTGCTGATAAGGCATTAAGAGTTACTGTAATAGTCAATACCAATTCTGCTGACACATTTCCAATAGGATCATAGCCCAAAAAAGTTGATAATCTATGTAAATTTGAATAAAGTTCTGTCGTGTCAAGGTATTGGTTTTTAGCTATTTTATTTACATAGTAAGTGTATAATTCACCAACATATGCAAATAGTTCTATTAATGTTGATATATTAGACCCCTCATAATCAACATCTTTAAATGTTTCTGATTCTCTGATTTGTGTTTTTAATCTACTCACTAATGTATTAAAATCAATGTTTAGATAATCAGGTATAAGATTGCTCATAATTATAATCCTTATAATTTATTATGCCCTATAAAGCATATAATATTGTTGATATTGTTTGTGTTTCTTGTGAATTATTTATACTAATTGTGACTTCAATATCATATCTATTTTGATCATAATTGGGTTCTATTAACAAATCTTTTACTGTTACCCTGTCATCCCAATCATCAATTGCTCCAATCATGTTTTCACCAATTTCTTGTGCTGTAATTTCATCCAATGGATCGAACAATAGACCGTATACATTAGCAGCGAATGTTGGTAACATTCTTCTTGATCCTTGTAATGTGGATATAATGTTAGTTATTGAATTAATTACAGCGTCATTGTCTGTCATGTCTTCAATATCACCATCATTTTTTGTATCCAATTCCATGCTCATGTCTTTTCAAAAAGCCATTAGTTATCCTTATTTTTCTCTTATAGGTGATCATTTCAATGTTTTTATATTTGGATTTATTTTTAATGACTTTTCTGATATGCCTACTAAAACATCAGGAGGATTTTTATATATAAAATCTATGCCATAAATTAGATCATCTCCATCTAAATCTTCTTGAGAAAAGGCTTCTTGTGCTAACATGTGACATTTTGATTTTAGTCCTTTATCACAAAAACTCCGTGTTGCATAAATCATTGTCTTCACTACATATTTTCAATCTTCATTTTCTATATTTTCTATTCGATCATCCATTACAGTATCTATAATCAACTTAGAAACAATTTTAGCATCTGGTTCTTTTGTTATTCTGTTTATCACACTAATCATATTAGAATTATCAGTCATTATACTCCTTTAGCAAATACATCAGGAGAACATGCTACACAAGTCGATCCACATGAAATAGGATCACCTGATATTTGTAACACTTCCCCATTAACAAAAACACTTCCGGCCCCAGCGGTCGATCCACCATGACAAGGAGCACCACAACAATGAACCGCTCAACTATCACCAAAACGAACAACTTCCAACCCATTTGCAAATACATTGGTTGATCAACTTGTACTCGATCTAGGGGGAAAAGTTCCATGCCCACTTCCATTATCTCCCTTTCTTACTACTCCTGCCATTATATTGTTTACCTCTATAAAGCCGTCAGTTTAAAATCATAACCTAAATCTTCTGTAGGTTTAAAGTATTATATCACTATTTGTGTTGATGCTTTTCTGTGAAATTCCACCCGCCAATTTTATCTTTAACTATATTTATATTATTGTTTCTTCGGATATGTTCTTTAAAATAAGTTTGATGGTGTTATTATTGTAATAACTTCTGGCACACTTTCAATTGAAGTTTTTATACTATTTGATTGTGTTGTTAATATATCTTTACTACTTTCCATTTTATCCATCATATCAGATGAAATGGAAGACAAATTATCAAGTGTTTCTGATGGAATTGATGGTATGTTTCCCATTTTAGTAATAAGCTGTGATTTCATTAAGTCAGTATCAATTGCATAAGTAGTTGTATTTATTGGTAATATATCCTCTAATCCATCTATTTTATCAAAGATAGCCTGTATATCATTTACAGGCAAACAGGAACTTGAAGAAAGACAACCCAGTAAACTATCCAATGAAGGTAATAACTTTAAGAGTGATAATACTGAATTATTGGATTTACCTGAAAACCCACCAAGATCTTGAAGTAACCCTAATAAATCTGATGATATGTCATTTATTGTATCAAATATTCCCTGTGTTGCTGAATTAACATCGTTTAATATACCATCCATCAATTTTCCAACACTATCTAAACAAGAACCCGTATAAGCTAGAACTTCATCCATTTCTGATGTTAATGTACTGATATTATCGTTTAATGAATCGGTTATAGACAAGGGCACTGCTATATCAGCCGGTACAATACTCAATAGATCATCAAATATAACAGCATTTGTATTAGATTTTGATATTATTGTATCAAGCTGTGAAACTGCTCCAGCTAATTTTGCTTCAAATCCTGAACACAAGTCTGTCATATTAAACGTTCCTTTCTACTGATATTCCATCATTCAGATGTATTTGTGTTCCATCTATATTAACATTATTTCCACTTCAAATGTCAATTCCATTTGTCGCACTTATATACAATTTTCCATTTACATGTAATGTATAATCACCGTTAACAATTTCTTCTGTTTTACTCTTTCCCACTTTAATTTTTTCGGTCTTTTTAACATATTTAGTCTTATTTTCGTCTATAGTTTCATTATCATTCAAAACGGTATGTTTATTTTTGGTCTTTCCTGTTATATCATATTTATCACCACTGTTCTTAATAATCACATCACCATCTTTATTAATCTCGACATAGCTGTTTGATGGGTGAAATATATGGATTCTAGGATTAGCTGGTGTATTGTCTATTTCAACCACTATTCCTGAATGAGTTGCAAATACATTATTATGTGGATATTCTGCTTTATAATAAGATTCTGGTTCTGATCATTCTTCGCCATCTGATGTTTCCACATCTTTGTCTAAATTGGTATTTTTATGGTCAACTATTGTGCTTTCTGATATTCCCCTGGCAAGCCTATGAAAATCAGGTTCATTCAATCTATTTGTTTTTGGATATACATTATCTGGATCAGAAAATCCTTGTTTATCCGTTAATCCATGATTTTGATCGGTTGGTTTCCCTGGAACAGTAGCAAAATATCTTGGATTCATTATGTTGCCGCCCTCAAAAAACACAAAAACGTGTGACCCTTGGAGTGGAACAGTAAAGGCCCCAAATCCACTCATACTACCTTCAAATAATCCCATAACGGGATCACATCATGGTAGTTCGTCCGTTGGGATACCGTCCGTTTTATCTTTTACTTTATTAGGAGAATGTATTCCGAATACCCTTATTTTACATCTACCCATTTTCTCTGGGTCGGAAGAGTTATCTTCCACCACACCCCTATATATGCCATTCAATTTGTCATTCATTGGATCTAATATGTCTTTTGGGTTTGATTTTAACATCTTTGTCCTTATAATTTAGTTGATATGTCAACTACTTTCAATTTATCCTCAAAATCACCATTTTTATAACTTATTGTAATTATTGATAATAATATCACTTTGCTCTTAGTGACCAACTAAAATTATTTCTGATTTTAGTTGATATGTCAACTACTTTGCCATATTGTTCTTAGTCGATTTCACTAAAGTCTTCAAATCACAATCTTCATATCCATTTTTTATCAACACCATTTTCTGTGCATATGCTGGTGTATTATATCCACTGAAATGGTGAGTTATACTCTTAATAAGATACTTACCAGATAGTTGTTTGTTATATTGACTATTCACACCATCAATACTAGGTCAATATATTTCTATCATAGCACCACAATATCTTTCTTCATGTCCTCTGGTTGTTATACTAATTATTTGTTGTTTGTTGTATAGTTTGATTCATACATTATTGAACATAGTATTTAGTTTATCGGTACTATCTTCTACTTCATTGATGTAATTTGATTTCACCTCACTATAATCAGGAAATAATGATTTTTGCCCTAGTATGGTATGTTTTTCCAATGAATCAGTATAAGTGTTCTCTTTTATCTTAAATGATTTATCAAGAGTATTATATCCAAGGCCAGTGCCCCCTGATATACGTTTCAATGAGAGTGAATCCATTCCAGAAATACTTCAATCCAATATCTTGTTCAATAGGATTGTGTTTTCATCAACAAACACATATAAACCATCATCCTTATCATTTATAGACAATAATTTTTGTTGTTTCAATAAAGTATCCAGTGTTACCATATTAGTGCCTTTTGAATTATTATAAAAACAGAATCCAGGCATTTTTGATCTGTTGCCGGTGCTTCGTTTAAGCAGCCAAGTTATGGCTTTATTAGGTGTTCAGTATGGCATATAGAAGAAATCAAGAGTTTCTTCTGTTGTTTCCTTTTGTCCCCATTTATCAACCGATAGCATATTCGTTGACATTTCATCTATAATAGTAGATATCTTTTCATCCTTCCAAGATCTTGAATAGTGCAGAAAATTTAGATTATAAAACATAGAATCAACAAAAAATAACTGTATCAGTCCACTCTCACCTTCTCTGCCACCGTTATTACGTTCTATTCTTGATGTTTTGAAAATATCAAATGTCCATTCTTCATCATTATTTTCACCATACACTATGCTAATTCTTTCATTTCCGGTTAAAGGCCCGAACTCAAATATTCCTTGTCTGTCGGTAAATGTTATCTGTCCTGTAACACAATACGAATATATATCTTCAATAAAATAAAATTCACGCACTTGTTCAACACCCAAAACAATTTGACCAATATCCAATTGCAATGTTACAACAAAATCTCCATGTCCTTTTTGTTTAGGGTCCATTATAAAATGCCTATGTTCTTTATTTCTTTTATTACTTGGTATATGTGTATAGGCTTCAATATTTTTATTTGTAGCCCAGGTTCAAGATATTCAAATGGATTTATAACATTATTAAACATTGCTATCAGTCATCATAGATTTATAGTACCATAATACTTATATGATATGTCTTCAAATCAATCATCATTTTCAACATCATATAATTCATAGTATGATGTGTTATATACAACATCACCTATGTTATATGACTCAAATATATTCATTATCTTCTCATTGGTAGTAGTATCGTTTAGTATACTAAACAATTTTAATTGAGATAAATTGGCAAGTCTCACATCCGTTAGTTCATAAAATGATTTGTCTGATTTTTCTAACATTATCAGCCTCGCAATTCCGTTGGTTGGTCACTACTTGTTCTTACTGGACTTCTATGTCCAAAACTGGACCTATAAAGGGGGGAAATGTCCATAAATGTCAACTGTAGGTCACAGGTAGTTGGATATCCATTAATATACGGTGCTTTATATATTGGTTGTACTGACGTTATTACTCCATTATTTATTTTAATTATATCACCAGGGGTGGTTCATATTTCAAATATAGCAGGAAATTTTATGTCAATCAATCCATCCGTGACTTGGGCACACGACAGTTCTTGCAGTTTTCTAATAGGATCGAAAACATCACTTTTAGTATTACCGTTAATGTGAGTAATAGAAAAATTAAATGTGAGTGAATATTCCCTTCTTTTACTATTTTGGTATACCATAGACGAATCTATTTTTTGTTTTGTTACATTTGTCGAAGCTGCCGTACCAACAGCTAAAGACATAAGATCTCGGGCATTTACAGATTTATCATTTTCTAATTTCTTTTTCGTGTCTTGATATGAAGTATCAAGTGCATTGTATCCACCCTTTATTTCATTCACAGCCTTTTTTATATCACCCATTTTTTGTGCAATACGTGTTCCGATACTTTCATATTCACCCCAGTCATGTGCAATTGATTCACCTATTTCTTTAGGTGCAAGCAACTTTCATTCACCAAGAATATCTTTTCCCTTTGAAATTGAAGAATTGCCTCTTGCAATACCACTTTGATCTAGAAATTCTCTTGCTCTAAAATTTATCCACAAAGTATCCTTAAATCTACCTTCAATAAAATTTGGTATTACTCATTTTTCCATTACATTCCCGCTCCATTGAACATTTGAACACTAATAAGTGAACTTTCTTC